AATTTATTAGGAGCATCAACCATAAGTGCGCTGACCGATGACAATAAAAATGCAAGACTTTGCAATCAAAGATACGAGCCAGTACGGAATAGAGTTTTTAGGAGTCATGCCTGGAACTGCTTACACAAGCGAATACAACTAGCTCAAAATAGTACAGCGCCTGTTGTTGAATACTCATATGCATACGCGCTGCCAAGTGATTGTTTGCGTGTCCTTAAAATCCACAACGGAACAACAGATAGTATTGTATCATCATTAGATTATAAATTAGAAAGTAGAAATATCGTCACCGATGAAGGAACGGTTTATCTCATTTATATCGCTTTAGATACTGATCCAAATAATTACGATGTTTATCTTCAAGAAAGTATTTCACACATGCTGGCTTCGGATCTTGCTTATGCAATAACGAATAATGCAACACTTTCTAAAAATTATATGGAAAGAGCGGATGAGCGTCTTCGAGAAGCTCGCTTCGTAGATGCAACCGAAAATGCTTTAGGAACTGTAGAAAGTAATGAGTTCGTAGATGCGAAATTGTAACAATGACCTTAGCAGCTTTCGATCCAAGAAATATTGATTGTTATCAAGAACCAAGATTTTTACTTCATTTTCAATGGGGAAAATCTGAAAAAATTTATCGTTACGCTTTAGTGGAAGTATTTAATTCAGGTGTTATCGATCACGAAACAAAACAAAAAGATGATGAACAAGGATTAACACAAAAAGAAATTTGGAAAAATAAATATGCCTAGAACGACATTAGCCTTAACGAGTTTTGTTGCAGGAGAATTTTCAGCTAAATTAGATGGCAGGACTGATTTTGACAAGTATTCCTCTGGAGTGAAAAAACTTGAAAACTTTTTAATCCAGCCTCAAGGAGCTGCTACACGAAGAGTTGGAACACAATTTATTGCAGAAGTAAAAGATAGTTCAAAAAAGACAAGATTAATTCCGTTCGAGTTCAATACTCAACAGACTTACGTTTTGGAATTTTCTGATCAATTCATAAGATTTTATAAAGACAAAGGACAAATTTTATCTGGAACTCCTTATCAAATTTCGTCACCTTATCTTGAAGCGGAATTATTCGATATTAAATTCGCGCAGAGCGCCGATGTTATGTATCTTTGCCATCCTAATCATGCTGTAAGAACATTAAGCAGAACAGGTCATACTACCTGGACCTTAGCTGAAATTGAATTTGTAGATGGACCTTATTTAACTGGAAATACGACTTTAACCACGATGACACCATCTCACACTAGCGGAGATGATCGAACTATTACTGCTTCAGCTTCAACTTTCGCTTCAACGGATGTAGGAAGATTAATTAATTTTAGTGCTGGCTATGCCAAGATAATTACTTATACCAGCGCAACGGTTGTCAAAGCTGATATTAAAGATGATTTTTCAGGAACAGGAGCAACAGCAACTTGGAAGCTTGGTGCTTTTAGCGATACGACTGGTCATCCATCCTGTGTTTCCTTTTTCGAACAAAGATTAGTTTTTGCTGGTACGAAAGACGAACCACAAACTTTATATTTTTCAAAGTCTGGCGATTATGAAAATATGACTTCTGGAACAGATGCGGATGATGCAATGATTTATACAATTGCATCAAATCAAGTAAATGTTATTCGATACCTTAAAGCAGTTAGAACTTTAATTATAGGAACAACTGGCGGTGAATATACGGTTTCTGCAGACGGAACGGATGCTGCAGTAACTCCAACAAACGTAACAATAAAAAGACAATCATCTTTTGGTTCAGCTAATGTAGATGCTCAACCAGCAGGTAATGCCATTTTATTTTTACAAAAAGCAAAAAGAAAAATTAGAGAGTTAGCTTATAATTTTGACACAGACGGTTACACTGCTCCAGACTTAACAATTCTGAATGATACCGTTTCAAAAACAGGATTTAATGAATTAGCCTATCAACAAGAACCAGATAGTATTTTATGGTGTGTTCGAGATGATGGCGAATTATCTGGATTAACTTATCAAAGATCTGAAAATGTTGTGGCTTGGCATAGACAAATTTTTGGCGGACATTTTGCCGAAGCACAAATAACCGTAACTGATTTTGCAAACATAGTCGTTGGAACTACGATTACAATTACCAAATCAGATGACACAGAAGTTGTTTTTACCTCAGAAGCAATTAGCGGATCTGCTCCATCAAGTTCATTAGGATTTAGACCGAATGAGTCTAACGCCACGACTGCTGATAATTTATATACCGCCATTAATTCACATACAGATTTTGTTGTTGCTAATCCAGCAGCGAATATAGTCACCATTAGAGAAGTAGATCACAAAGCAGGATTATTAAGATTAAAAAGTTCAGATACAACAAGACTAACAGTAACAAGTGAAGGTAAAACGATTTGCGAAAGTGCTGCTTCTATTTCTGGAGTTTTAACGGAAGATGAGCTGTGGGTAATAAATAAGAGGACGATCAATGGAACAACTAAAAGATTTGTAGAAGTTTTTGCAGATTTTGATTTTGATGAAACTGCATCAACGAGTTTTAAATTTTTAGACAGTCACCTCTCCTACTCTGGATCTTCAACTTCGACATTAAGTGGTCTTACACATTTAGAAGGTGAACGAGTAAGTATATTGGGTGATGGTGCTACTCATGCTGATAAAACTGTATCGAGTGGAGCAATTACTTTAGATCGATCAGTAACTACAGCCTGTGTTGGCTATGCTTATAATTCAGTTTTACAAACCATGAGATTAGAAGGCGGAGCTGCAGAAGGAACTTCTCAAGGAAAAACAAAACGTATTTCAAAAGTCGTACTAAGGCTGTTCGAAACTGTGGGGGTTAAGGTAGGACCTTCTTTAGAAAAACTAGAAACCATACCATTTAGAACAACGAGTTCTTTATTATCAAGTCCAGTAGATACTTTACTCGCTGGTGATAAAGAAATTGAATTTGACGGAGATTTTGAAAGTGACGGATTTATTGTAATCAAACAGGATCAACCATTACCTTGTTCGATATTAGCAATCTATCCAACGTTAGTCACTGCAGATGGATAGCTTTGAGATTATTCCATACAAACCAGAACATGGAGATGAAATTATTGATTTTGGTATGAGTGATAAATTAATGGAACTTGATGCCACCTACTCTAATCATCGATTAGATATGGCAGTTCCTGGTTTATCTTTCACTTTATTAAAAAATAATACACCGATTGTTTCTGGAGGCGTTGTTCCGATGTGGGAAGGAGTTGGTGAAGGCTGGGTATTATCTTCAAAACATATTTTTGAAAATAAAATCAAAGCCGCAGGATCTATTAAAAAACGATTAGATTATATTTGTAAGAACAACAAAATCAGAAGATTACAAACCGCAGTCAAAACAGAATTTTTGATCGGCATAAGATTTGCTGAATGGTTAGGATTAACAAAAGAAGGATTAATGAAAAAATACGGTCCAGACGAATCGGATTATTGGAGAATGTCAAAAATTTATGAGCTTTATAGGTAATGTAGTTGCTGCACAAACAGCAAAAGTAATTGGAAAATATAATCAGTCCGTCTATGAACAGCAAGCAGCTTACGCAAAACAACAATCTGTTATGCGTGAGAAGGTTTATACGGAGTGGGAAAAACCAAAACTCCTTGAAGATCAAGCTACTTTTCTTTCTGAACAAAGAGTAAATATTTTTAAATCTGGCGTTGAGTTAAGAGAAGGCGAAACAAGTTATTTGGTTTTGTTAAAAAATATGCAGAACCAGGCAAGACAAGTTGCTATCTCAGATTATAACAAAGAAGTTGAAAGAATAGATTTAGTTAATCAATCGTTACTTTTACAAGCAAGAGGTCGAGGCGAAAGATTAAAAGGTGATATGACTGCCAGAGCGCAATACATTCAAGCTGGCGCTAGTTTATTAACGATGGGGTATGCCTCTCAAAAAGCAGGCAAGTTGGTAATAGTCTAATGGCAAAACTTACAATCACAGATCCTAAAACACCGATCAAATATAGTCAGATACCGCAAACTTCCACGTTAGCTTTACCGTTATCCTTAGCGACACAAAAAGGACAAGCAATATCATCGTTTGCTCAAGCGGTTGCAACGATACAACAAGATTTACATCAAATAGAAGATGAAAATCAGTTAAACGAAGTTTTACCAAGTATTGTAACAGGCATTCAAAAAGCTTTTGAAACCTGGTCCAAATCTACAGACCTAACCAATGGTCCTAAAAAGTTTGAAGAAAACCTTGATATTAAAAATTATGCAGAACTTTTAAAAGGTAAGAATAAAAATGTTACAAGATTATTAGAACAAGAACTTAACAAACAAAAAGTTAAATTATTACCAGATTTAGTTACAGCGATTACCTCAAATCTCGTTGATACAAGTTTAATCAATATTGATAAAAATTTTAATAAAGCCATGTTGGATGCAACAAGTAGTAATGCATCTTTAATTGCTCTTGGAACTGTAGATTTTGATTCAATTACTAATAATAAAAATTATGAAGCTTTAGTTGGTGCTAAAAAATGGAAAGCATATACCGACAAAAAGAAATTACAATTAGCAGAATTACAATTAGAAAATCCTTTAAAATTAAATCCTACAATCATTCTTGAAAATCAGAAAGCTTTAGTTGATGCAGTTGGATTAGATAAAGCTAAAGAAGCTACAGATAAAGCTAGAATTAATTTAGTTTCAAAAACAACCAACGAAAAGAACCAAAATATTTTAGCAGAAATTGCAGACAACGAAACCAAGATGGCTGCTTTTGTGGAAACATTTGAAAGAATTAATCGAGCTAAATTTGATCCAAGTTTAGCAAATGAAGTTCCTTCTATTGCTGATCTTCACGATGCTTACGAACTAGGTTTCATTAATAAAGTTATGTACAACATGCTAATTAATGCAGTTAAAGGCGAAGAAGGTTTAACCGATCCAGAAATGTTTGACCAGAAATGTTTGAAATGATTACGGTTGCTATTTATTCAGCCGAAAGTGTTGAACGAATGGACGATATTAAACGTGCTTATCTTTTAGATCCACAAATTTTAAGAAAAGTTGGCTTACAAGATATTACTTTATTTACAGCGATTATAGATCGAGCTAAAAAAGATTTTACCGCTCACCATGATTATAAAACTTATTCAAAACTGATTAATGATAATTTAAAAAATCTTAACAATATTAGTACACCAAAATTTTTAAAAGCAGCTCAAGATTTAGATTTTAGAAAAACATTAATTCAACAAGCATATGCACAAAAAGTTTTAGCAGGCATGACACCGAAGAATGCTTATCTATCCGTTTTAGTAAATGAAATGGATATTAATGCCATTCCAAATGTTAAAAATGCAGCTCCAGGTTTTCTGGCTAATGTTAAACTTGCTGATGCCGTTAAACAAAAACCAGACACCTTTTTTAAAGATCAAAATCAAATAGCCTACGAAAGATTTATTGGCTATTCAACTGACAAACCAGGAGGAGAAAAAATAAAAGGTCATGGCAGTATAGAAAAATTCAAACAAGAATTAGCTCAGTTAGATTTTATGGAAAAACTTTTCTTTGTTCGATTAAGTGTAGCTCCTGGTGAAAATAAAGAAAAACGGTTGGAGTGGGCGCTTGAAGGTGGAAATCAAATAGGCTTAGACATATTTAAAACTAAGGATTAACAAATGGTAGTAAAAACACTTTTAGAAACAGGCAAAACAGTAGTAAAAAAACCATGGAAAAAATTTGAAAAAGCTGCAGACAAGTGGATGGAAAAAACTCAAGAACTGCAGGAATCAAAAATTAAATCTGAACGAATTAAAGGAAGTTTAAGAGTAATTGCGCCTGTAGTTCCTGCTGTACCAATAGGTTTTGTTACTGGCGTTAAAGGAGCTATCGAAGAACGAACAGCGAAAGAATTAAAAACAAGAGGTGGTTATCAATGGCATGATTATCCATGGCTCAATCCAAATGATGAAAAAATAGATACAGAAAAAGCATCTAATTTTTCTATCATCAATTCTGCGGCAGCAGCCGAAATGAATTTAATAGAAAATGTTTATCTACCAAGTTTAATTAAGGAAGAATTTGAAGGTAGTAAAGCTTTTGAAATAACTCAAAAAAATAAAGGTGATATTAATTCATTAATCACTAATGAAAAATCAAAAGAACTAGCTCCTCCGACAGAATTTAATTTTTCAACTTATGACGAGGTTGAAAATTTTAAAGCACAACACATGACACTTGAAAATCTTAAAACTTTTTCAAATGGTGTTGCTAACTTTGCTTATGATTTAGGATCAGATGGTTTAAGAAGTTTAGTGGTTGCTGGAATTAATGGAATAGATTTTGGAGTTCAATTCATTCCTGTAATCGAAAAACTCATGGAATACCAAACTGGCGGCTTTGCAAGAAAAGATGGAAAATTTGTAGATTTAATTGACGATAAACAAGTTATGGATTTTGCTATGAACATTAGCAACAATCTTGGTGAGTTTCGAGAATTTGTAAAAAACTTTGATCCATTGGAAGAAGATAAAAAAAAGAAAGGTCATAATTTTGTAACAGAAATGATTGGAATTATGGGACAGGATCTCGCCTACTCTATGCCAATTTATAATACCTTTAAAAAATTAGGTATGAGTGATACCTACGCTATTATTTTAGGTTATGGTTTAGGCGGAGCTATCGGAATTGAAGATGAAATATTTGGGGTGTCGAGTACCTTCATTCAACATTATCGTGAAAGTGATGTTAAAAAAATAAAAGATTTTTTAGGCATTCTTCCAAATACGACCTACGACCAAATCGCAGATGAAGTAGTGCAGACATTTGAATATGGAGCTTTTAGTTATGCCATACCGCAACTGATTAAATCTTTTCAATTCATGAAAAAATATATTCCAGCAATGGCGGCTGTAGCAACGATACCTGGAGATGAAGCTTCTGCTAATCCTTTAAAAGCTATTTTTACAGCAGGATCAAAACTTCCAATTTTTAAATCAGCAGTTAAAGCTTCTGTAGAGAAACTTCCAAACAAAGGAACTGGAATACAAATGTTTAATACGCTTAAGAATAATCCAGGTGTTAAATCAAGTGAAATGAAATGGATTGGATTAGATAATTTTCTAACCAACAATAAAACAGTTACGAAACAAGAAATTGAAAACTTTGTTAAAAGTAATTCTATTGATGTTTCGGAAGTTAAATTTGGTGGCAAGTTATCTGAAAAACAATTTAAGTTAGATGATGAATTGGAAAACATGATTAATACTTTTGAGAGCAAATGGTTAAAAGAAAATATGTCAACAGGTCAAGAAGCGCTCATATCTTCAAACAGAGCAACTCAAGAGGCTGATGTATTATTAGCAAACAATCTTAATTATGATGTTTATGCAACAACTTTTGCTAAAGCCGAAAGTCAAGCAGCTGGCAGAGCAGAAACAGGT